GTCTTCTTTTGCGATAAAACAAAAAACACCAGTATCTTGTACAATCTTAATGTACTTTTTACCTTGTGAAACTTTTGTTTTGTTATCCCAATTATCAACTTGTTCTTTTGCATAACCAGTTAACTCTTTGCCACCTAGAGTTGACCATTTTTCATAGTCTGATTTAGCACCAGCCATCAAGTTTTTAATTCCTTCGTCTAGTGTCTTTGCTGATTTTTCTACTTTTATCATAGTTATTGTCCCTTCTTCATAGTTAATATTGTTAAAGCGAAAGATATAATCATTATACCTAACATAATAAAGAACATTGTCCAGTTTTCATTGCCTAAACAATGACCACCACAATCTTCTATTGCACCAACAGCTAAAATCGCTGAAAGTATAGTAGTAATACTAAATAAAGTATTCATAGTGTTTCCTTTCGTAATCATATGGATACTATACCACAGCTAAATATAGAAAGCAAGCACTATTTTTAAAAAAATGACTAAAAAAAGCAAGAGAAATCAACATTTTTTACACTTTTTTGTTCTATTTTTGTTCTTTTTCGTAAATTCTTGTTATATTACAACAAAAAATGAGCGAATCGAGTGTAAATGGTCGCCGGATTATGAACGAATCGCTGATGAATCGTTAAATTCAATGGACGACATGAAAAGAATCAACATACAGCAGATGAAAGCCGCTTGTAATTTTTAGATAAATAGTAAAAAAGGAGAAATTTCATGTCCCATTGTTCAAATTGTGGCCATATCAGTCATTGTGATGAAAAATGTATGCAAACTTACAAAGACGGTGACCAAAAAGATGTAACAATAGAGTGTTGTAAAGAATGTAGATGTGAAAAATGTAAATAATATGGCAAAAATGAGATTATTTAAGTTTTGGAATGAAGCAGGCGATGAAAAAGAGACCGAGCAGATAAGTTTAAAAAAAGCTATCATGTCAGTTCAGTCAAATTTTAAAGATAAAATGATTAGTGTTGAATATATTAGTAAAAAAGGCAAAGAAATGTGCCATAGTATATTCATACCAATTGGTAGAAAACTAAAACAAGAGTTAGTTAAAGAAAGAAGAAGAGAGGCCTTAAAAGCTAAGAATGCCAGCCGTTAGCAGACATACAGATACATTATCAACTGGTCATGGTTGTGTAGGTACAACAACTTTAGATACGCCAAAACAAAGTCAAGTTTTTGCAAATGGTTTATTAGTTGCGAGAGTTACTGACCCAACCGTATCTCATCCTAATCCACCAAACCCACCTTGTCCAGACCATGTAGCAAATGTAAACGCAGGTTCGGAAGATGTGTTTTGTCATGGTTTAAAAGTTGCTAGAAAAGATGATAGCGCAGACGCAGGCGTAATGACTAAAGGTTCTCGTAATGTTTTTGCAAATGGTGATTAAAGTCGTATAAATATTACCGTTATGGCAATATACGATTCACAAACAAAAAGTAAGAGTTCAAGAAATTCACGAAGATTTAGGGATATTGACCTAGATTTTACCAGAAACGCAGTTACAAATGATGTTAATGTAGTTGAAGATGTCATAGCAGTAAAAAGAGCTGTTAAAAATTTAGTACAAACTAATTTTTACGAGAGACCTTTTCAACCAGATTTAGGTTGTGGTGTAAGAGAGTTGTTGTTTGAACCATTTACACCATTAACAAAAGTTCATTTAGAAAGAAAAATTGAAGAAGTATTAATTAATAATGAACCAAGAGTAGAATTACAAAATGTTGCTGTTGATGATGACCAAGATAGAAATAGATTAGTTGTTGACATTTATTTTTATGTCGTAGGTGTGCCAGGTCCACAAGTTGTGCAAACATTTTTACAAAGGGTAAGATAATAAATGTCAAATAAGTTAGTAGTTTCAGATTATGATTTTGACGCAATCAAGTCAAATCTAAAATCATTTTTACAAGGTCAAACTTCTTTTCAAGATTATGATTTTGAAGGTAGTTCATTAAATATTCTTTTAGATATTTTATCTTACAACACACACTATCTAGCCTACTTGGCAAACATGTCAACAAATGAATTGTATCTTGATAGTGCTGATATTAGAAACAATATTGTATCATTAGCAAAAATGATTGGTTATACACCATCATCACCAAGAGCGCCAATGGCTTCAATTGATATTCAATTAAATAATGCGACAGGCACAAGTGTTACAATGTCAAAAGGTACCGTATTTACAACAACGGTAGATAATGTTTCATATCAATATGTAACCAATTCAGATGTAACAATTACACCAAGTTCAGGTATTTACAAATTTTCTAGTGTGCCAATTTACGAAGGCTCACTTGTTACATTTAAATATTCAAATGATGTTAATGATGTAGACCAAAAATTTATTATACCAAGTGCAAATGCAGATACTTCAACATTATTAGTTAAAGTTCAAAATAGTGCTACTGATACTACAACAAACACATATTCACTAGCAGGTGGTTACAATAGTGTTGACGCTAATTCAAAAGTTTATTTTATACAAGAAGGCCAAGATGGCAAATACGAAGTTTATTTTGGTGATGGTATAAATGGTAAATCATTAGCAGATGGTAATATTGTTATATTAGAATATATTGTAACTAATAAAGATGTTTCTAATAGTGCAAGTTCATTTACACTATCGGGTAATATAGGTGGTTTTTCAGATGTTACTATTACAACTATTTCAAATTCACAAGGTGGTGCTGAAGCAGAAGCAAGTGAATCAATTAAACATAATGCACCATTACAATATGCAGCTCAAGACAGAGCAGTTACAACAACAGATTATGAAACTCTTGTACAATCAATTTATCCTAATGCCTTATCAGTAAGTGCATGGGGAGGAGAAGATGATGAAACACCAAGATATGGTATTGTAAAGATAGGTGTTAAAGCAGCTTCAGGTTCAACTCTTACAGAAACCACAAAAGCAGATATAGTAAATAAATTAAAACCTTACAATGTCGCTTCTGTCAGACCAGAAATTGTTGACCCGGAAGTTACTTCAGTTTTATTAACTTCAACGGTAAAATATGATTCAAAATCAACAACTAAATCAAGTGATACTTTAAAATCAGAAATAACAACTGCTGTTATTAATTACAATACAAATACTTTACAAAAGTTTGACTCTGTTTATAGACACTCAAAATTGACAGGTTTAATTGATGATGTTGATACAAGTATATTATCAAACATAACAACAATTAAAATAAGAAAAAGTTTTACACCAACTCTATCATCATCTACAAAATATGATATTTACTTTAGAAACTCATTATTTAATCCACATTCTGGCCATAACAAATCAGCAGGTGGTATTTTAAGTTCAACAGGTTTTAAAGTAACAGGTAGTGATTTAGAACAATTTTTAGATGATGATGGTAATGGTAATGTTAGAAGATATTATTTGTCTTCAGGTATTAGAACATACTCAAATGAAACACAAGGCACTATTGATTACTCAACAGGTCAAATTACTCTTAACTCATTAAACATAGCTTCAATATCAAATATTAGAGGTGCAACTTCAACGGTTGTTGAATTAACGGTAACACCAAACTCTAATGATGTTGTTCCTGTAAGAGACCAAATTATAGAAATTGATATTGCAAACTCAACTATAAATGTAACAGCTGACTCATTTGTTGGAGGTTCTGCTGACGCAGGTGTAGGATATACAACAACATCAAGTTATTAATGAACAATGGCAAAATTTAATGATAAAATTTCAACGATACTTAACAGCCAACTGCCAGAATTCGTTGTTGCTGACCACCCTAAATTTGCCGAATTTCTAAAAGTATATTATCAATTATTAGAATCAGCAGAATTATCTATTGATACCATTCAAGGCACAGATGGTATTTTACTTCAATCAGAAACAGGTCAAGTTAATAATTTAGTTTTAAACTCTAGTCGTAAAGATACTGCTAGAACATTACTAGACGCTGGTGATAAAATTCTTTTAGAAGAATCTACTTATGGTAAATTTACTAGAGGTGAAACCGTAACAGGTCAAACTTCAAAAGCAACTGCTGTTGTTTTAGTAGAAGATATTAAAAATAATAGATTAATAATTACAGCACAAGACAAATTTATTAACAATGAGATAATTGTTGGTAATAATTCTGGTGCTCAAGCAAATATCACAAATTACAAACCTAATCCTGTAAATAATATTGTTGACTTGGTAAACTTTAGGGATCCTGACGGTGTTATAAATCATTTCTTAAAAAATATGAGAGATGAGTTTCTAACAACTCTACCTGAAAGTTTAGCAAATGGTGTTGATAAAAGAAAGTTAATTAAGAATATTAAATCAATGTACAGGTCAAAAGGTTCTGTACGAGGTCACGAAATATTTTTTAGATTATTATTTGGCGAAACTTCAGAAACAATTTATCCTAGAGAACAAATGCTTAAGGCTTCTGATGGTGCATTTGATTCATTAAAAGTATTAAGAGTAATTGCAAGTATTGGTGACGCTACACAATTAACAGGTAGATTAATTACAGGTCAAACTTCTAATGCTTATGCAATAGTAGAAAATACATCACAATTTCAAATTGGTGACCAAACGGTTACACAATTAATTTTAAATGAAGATTCAATACAAGGAACATTTTCCGTAGGTGAAGAAATACAAGGTACATCTTCAGATACAGATGACTATTTTATAAAAGCAAATATTACAGGTATACCTGGTAATAAAAATATTACAAATGATGGTTCACTAAACTCAACAGATGATACAATTAAAATAACTGCTGGCGGTGTTGGTGCATTATTTCAAGTTCAAGAAATAGGACCAGGTCAAATTACAGAAATAGTAATTGACAATGCAGGTACAGGATATAATATTGGTGATAGTTTAAATTTTGTCAACACAGGAACAAATGGTAATAATGCAGCTGGTTTTGTAAAGATTGTAAACGGTGGTTTTTCAGGTGAAAATAATACAACGGGCATGTCAACTGGCGACAGACTTGTTTTAGAAGATGAAACAACAAGAGGTGATTCTTATACAGGTGATGTGATAGTTCAAGAAAAATTTACAGACTTACAACAAATCACGGACTTTTTTATATCAAATAAAGGTAATGGTTATACAACTACACCTACCGTATCAGTTTCATCTTCAACAGGAACAAATGCAAGTATAAAAGCTTATGGTGATGAAGTAGGTAAAATTGTAAAAGTAAAAACGGTAGAATTAGGTAGAGGTTATGAAAATTCTCCTACACCACCAACTTTAACTTTCTTTAATAATGTTATAGTAACAAATGTATCTGGTACTTTTATTTCAGGTCAATCTATAACAAGTTCATCTGGCGGCTCAGGTATAATTGATAATCTTGATACTGGTAGAGGTTTATTAAAAATTAAAGATGTATCAGGTAACTTTAATGTAAACGATACTTTAACATCAGCTAGTTCTGGTACATGCACACTTAAAAAATCAGATGTTGCAACTGCTTCAGTTGATGTAGTTTCTGTTGCAGATACAGATGGTGAATTTATAAATGAAAAAGGTAAATTATCTGAAACAACAATGAGAATACAAGATAGTTTATACTATCAAGATTATTCTTATGTTATAAAAGTTGGTCAATCAATTGCAAGATGGCGGGACGCATTTAAAAAAACAATGCATACTGCTGGTTTTTACTTTACAGGTCAAGTAGATATTGAATCAAGAATTACGGTAACTGCTGGTGGTCCTGTAAAAGGTGTAACTTCAGGCAGAGAAGAGGTACCATTCTTACAAATTGCAAATACATTATTCTCTACTATATTTGGTAGAAGATTAGGAACAACAAGTGATGGTACATCATTAAGAGCTA